TTCGGCTAAATAACGTACAAAAGATACTTCATTTTAAATGTGAAGAACAACTTAAACGTAAAGGTTTTGTCCGTCGAGTTGTGCTTAAACCACGGAGGTCTGGGCTATCTACCTATTGTTTATCTCGCTACTATCGGGCTAGTACTTTTGCTAAGCAAAAGCGAATTGCTATTGTTGCCCATGATGATGAAACAAATCAGACTTTGTTTAACATGGTTCGCACTATGGAGCGCAACCACCCGCAAGCGCTAAAGCCTAAAGTTGGGTACTCAGGCCGACGAGAGCTTCACTGGGAGCAACTCAATACCCGTTTCCGTTTAGGTACGGCGGGAGGCTCGGAGATTGTCGGCGACCAGATTTCCTATCTACACTGTAGCGAGGTCAGCCGCTGGGGGAACAATGCGAAAGATTATGCTAGCGCCCTCTTAAAGAACGTAGCCATCGCAGACAATACGGAGGTGATCTTTGAAAGCACGGCCAGAGGAGTCGGCGGTTTCTTCTACACAATGTTCTGGGACGCTTACGACGCCGGAGGAGCTAGCGGCTACGAAGCCGACTTCTTCCCTTGGTACGTCTTCGACGCCTACACCAAAGAGTTCACCAGTAAAGCGCAAAAAGAAGAATTCAAGGAGTCTCTTGGAAAAGACCCACGCTACGGAGGCGAAGAGGAGCTACGCCTTGCAAACGAAGAGATAACCTATGATCTGGGTGACGAGGGGATAGTTACTTTTAAAGTTACTTTAGAAAACTTGCTTTGGCGAAGACAAGCCATCGACATCAACTGCCAAGGACGACTTGAAGATTTCCACCAGGACTACCCCACATCCGCCCGTGAAGCCTTTCTGGCTAGTGGTCGCATGGTTTTTGACCGCAATCTACTGGAGCGTATTCGTCAGCGAGTGGATTCTCAGCAGGAGCCGCAACGCTATACGCTAGGAGTTAATCGGCGAGAAGAATCAGGAGACATGAAATACTTGCTCGAACCGGAGCAATTTGGCGAACTGGAAATTTTCCGTGAACCTGTTCCTGGTTTAAGCTACCGGATTGGCGTTGACGTTAGCGAGGGCATAGAGGTCAACGAGCGTGATACAGACTACTCTGTAGCCGTCGTGCTAAATGCGCTAACAGCCGAACAGGTTGCAATGCTAAGAACCAAGACAGATCCTGACTTGTTAGCGTGGAAGCTAACTACGCTAGCTCAGTACTACAACGGGGCGATGCTAATAGTAGAGCGCAATAATCATGGGCTGGTCACGCTAAGAGCCTTATTGGACAAGCACAACTACACCAACTTGTTTACGGAAATCAAGCAGGATGAGAAAACAACCAAGCGCACAAAGCGTGTAGGATTCCTGACAACCATGCGCTCTCGGCCACAATTGATTGACACGCTAAGAGAAATGCTAAGAAACGAAGATTTGCTAATTAAATCGCCGAAGCTAGTTGACGAGCTAATGACTTTTGTGGTACTCTCTAACGGTAAAGAAGCCGCTAATTACGGCGCACACGATGATTGTGTAATGGCGCTAGCGCTAGCGTCGTGGGGCTTAGCAAAGCACCCGCACCGAAGTTTTCCGCTAGCCGACGCTAAGCCTGTTAGTCGGCGCACTCTTTTTAGACACGTTACACCCGATCTAGCTAAATGGTCGAAGACTACGAAAACACTGAGTCACAAACAGTAAGTAGTGATAATCTCGCTACTTTAGTTCGCGGTAAGTTTGAGAAAGCTCAAGACTACCGTCAGAACATTGAATCAGAGCGTTGGCTTCCAGGCGAAGATGCGTTTAACGGTGTCTTTGAACAAGTGCCGTATGCGTCGGAAACGCCAAATCCTCGCCCTCCTTTTGTTGCGCTAACTCGACGCGAAGTCAGCAACGCCCACATTAAAATCAACGCGATGCTGTTCAAGAACGGCGAGATTCCGTTTACGATTCAGCCTTCTCGCTATCCGCGATTTGTTCCCAGCGACATACATCAGTTTGCGCAAGGCATGGGAGAGATGTCAGATCGGGAGAGACAAGAATACATTAGCGAGCTACGCAAGGAGCTACCGCTGGATGAAATCCTAGCGGATCGCGCTGCCAATATCGAAGATCGAATTCGTGACATTCTCGACAAGACACGTTTTACAACCGAGATCAGCAAGGCAATTCATGAGCTAATTCTTCATGGTACAGGCGTGATGAAATCTCCTGTGTTGCAGCGAAGAAACTATCCTGTTTACAAGGGGCGCTACGCTAATCGCTTGCAGCGTATAGAATCTGCCATTGAACAAGAATTAATTCCGGCAGCCAAATTCGTCAGCATCTTCGATTTGTACCCTAGTCCAGAGGCAGAGAACGTCAACGACTTGAGCTACCTGATCGAGCGTCGTCAACTCTCTTCCGTACAGGTTCGTCAGTTACTGACAGAAGACGCAGGATATGACCCAGAAGCAGTCAGCGATGTTTTAGATCGTCGTGTCTACTCCACCGGAACAGAAATATCAAAGCCATTGAATCCGCATCAGGAGAGTTATGGCGAAGAAGAAAAGGAGTATGAGCTTCTAGAATTCTGGGGAATGCTGGACGCTGACGATGTGACCGGATTCATGGATACCAGTGAGTTTGGCAATCTGAATTTAATTCCTGTGTGCATTCATGTTCTGGGAGACAGAACCATCAAGGCCACGATTTCTCCTTATGACGGAATGTTGCCCTACCACTTTGGCTATTGGCAGCAAGTCCCGCACTCCATCTGGGGTGACGGTATCTTCTGGTCAATCCGAGATATACAGTCATTGTTAAACTTTGCGATGGCGATGTACGTCGAGGGCAAACAACTCGCGTCAGCACCACAGATTGCGGTTGACCCTAGCCAGTTACAGCACGGAACCGATATTCAGAACCTAGAGCCAGGTGGCATTTTAGAATTTGCTCCAGGTACAGACATTAGCACTGCGTTTCGACCTATCATTATTCCTGATGTGACCCACGGCATCATGGAAATGATGCAGTTCTTACAACGAGAAGCCAATTTGTCTTCCGGTCAGTCGCCAATTGGCATGGGTCAATCGGCTCCGTACCAGACAAAGACGGCTACAGGCATGTCGATCTTGAACACTGCCAGCCAAAAGCAAACAGCTAGCGTAGTTCAATCTGTTTCTAGCATTTTGCAAGGAGCCATTGATGGTATCTATCGCTGGTTGCTGGTCGATTCCGATGACCCAAACCTGCATTGTGACGCCGAAGCCATCTGCACAGGCTATGAAAGGTTTGTTGCCGAAGAAATACACAATCAGCAGATGCTGCAATTTCTGCAAATTGTGATGAATGTGCCGGATTTAGCCGGAATGATGAAGATTGACCGCTTTGCGAAGCCAATGCTGCGAGCATTTTCCCTAGATCCAGACGAAATGCTCAAGAGTCCCGAAGAAGTTCAGCAAGCACAGCAAGCTCAACAGATGGCAATGCAGCAAAAACTAGAGATGGAAGCCAAGGTCAAGGGGCTGGAAGCTCAGATCGAGCAGCAACAGATGAAATTGAAAGCCGCGCTAGACGAAAGACTCTCTATCGGAGAGCAAAGACGCGAGCTAGAAATCAAAAGAGTAATGGCGCTGCTGGAGAAAGGGGGTGATCCAGGTCAAATCGGTGATTTTAGCGAGCTAAGTGTGATGTTGAAGGAAGAATTGTTACAGCTTCAGCAGCAACGCATGATGGCGCAAGCCCAACTAGAACAACAGCAACAAAATGAACGAACAATTCCAGCCGCAGACACCCCTGTCGAGGGACGAACTCCAAGTCCTATGTCGAGGAAAGCTGTGGATGCACCTCAAAGAGTATTTGCAGCAACGAATGTTGCAGGAAACGGCCCGACTAGCCCACCCCGTGACCCAGGACAGGCTGTCGGAGCATAATTTACGAGTCGGCAAGCTTCAAGCGTTCCGTGAACTGCTGGAGTACCCCGAACGAAACTCCTAACTAGAGCTTTATGAGCGAAGTACTTGACCAGAATCCGGCTTTGTCGGAGGAAACTGTGCAGGAAACCCCTGTCGAACTGTCGAAAGAAGAAATCTGGGCAAAAATTCTAGATCCAGATGCCAAAAAACAAGAGGTTCCAACTGACTCGGAGCCAGAAGTTAAAGAGATAGAGGCAACTCCTGTTGAGGAGCCTGAGAAACCAGCAGCGGAAACAAAAAAACCAGCAGACCCACTAGTAAATGACCCAGCGCTAGTAAAGCGGTTTAGAGATTCCCAAGATTTTATTGCCACGCTCAAGGAAGAGAACAAAGAATTACGAGATCGTGTTGATTCCCTAGCGAAAAGCGTAGAACAGCTTAGCACTGCAGCAAAAACTCCTGATCCTCCGGCGACCAAGGTAGACCAGGCGCAAGCAAATGAAGTGTTTCAAGATATTCTAGACTCGCTACCGGACAATGTGCGTGAAGAAGTCACCACATTCCCCGAATTGTTCAAAGGAATTGACGCTCTCATCAAGCATCGTCTGTCTAGCGCAAACAAAGAGTTTGAGCAGGACATTCAGACGCTACGCAAGTCAAACCATGAGCGGAATGTGCAACAAAGGTTGAATGAAAGACATCAGGCAGCCAATTCTCAGCTAGGAATTACCAACTCAGCGCAGCTAGATCTTGATGATCCGGTGTTTGCGCAGTGGGTGTTGAGCAATAAGCACCGCAAGAATGTTGTGTTGGACTTTGATAACCCCGCTAGCTTTGTGGATCTAGTCCGTTCTTTCTTGTTTGACTATCCAGACAAGGGGATTCGACCTCAAGCAGCCGTGGAGCCAAAGCCCGAACCACTACCAGAAAATCCAAAACGAAAAGCAGCGAGTCATTCCATTCCTTCTCGCCCAATTGTTCGCAATCGTGAGGTCAGAGGGATTCAAACGGAAGAAGACAAGCAAGCTTTTTGGAATAAGCTAATTAGTGAGAATAGGAGCTAATCATGGCGATTACAGCAAATAGTTTTGCGACCACTGCCGGATCTCTTTACGGAGATTTGTCGCAGGAAGACGCATTAACGATTCAATCCAAGATGCTGCCGATTGCAAAAAAGAACCTGACATTTGCTAGGTTTGCGCAAAAGGACAGCAAGGGAACCAACGAAGGCAATGTCATTCGACACCGACGCTACAAGAAGTTCCCGATTAATACTACGCCGCTAGGTGAGGGTGTAACTCCTGATTTCGACACGCTAGAATCAGAAGTAATTTCACATACTGTAAGACAATACGGGCGCTACACGCCAGTAACTGATCTCATGGAGCTTCTCGGCCAAGATCCATATGTCTCAATTATTACCGAGAGACAAGCGATCCAAGCTGCTGAAACAATGGATATGCTGGCGTATAAGCATTTCCGTTCTCCAAGCAATGTGATCTTTACCAATGGCGCTGCTCGAAACGTAGTCAACACCAAGTTATCTACTACAGGAGTAGAGTTCGACGCTGCCATTCGTTTTCTAGAAAACAATGATGCAGTCAAAATGACCGAGATGCTCTCTGCTTCTCCAGGTCAAGAGACTCAGCCAATCCGCGCTGGCTACATTGCCATCTGTCACCCGAATCTACGACAAGATCTGGAAGACATTGTTGGCTTTGTTCCCGTGGAAAAGTACGCCGATACTGGTGCAATCATGGAATATGAAATGGGTTCCTACAATGGAATTCGTTTTATCGCCACAACTCAAGCAGTTCCCTTTGATCGTGATGGAAACACTACGCTAGGAGCAGGAGCAGTAGGCGGAGCTAATGTATTGCAAGATGCTACTACCGGATACGCTCATGTTTACCCAATTGTGATCTTTGCAAAAGACAGCGTGGGTACAGCAACAATTGGCGGAATGGATAGCATTGTTCCTAAAGTAGTTAAGCCAACCCCAAGCGGAACCGACCCCTTGGGACAGCGTGGAACCGTGGGTTATACATTCATGTTTGGCAGTGTCATCCTAAATGAAGATTGGATGGTGTCTGTAGAAACAGCAGTGACTGATCTAAGTGCTTCCGTAACCGCTGGAACAGGCGCTAACTGGTTTAATCCTCCTGCACCTTACGGCTCAAATAGCTAATTTATTACCCAGTAGCTAGTGAGAATCTCACTAGCTACTCACTTATAGGAGCATTACTATGCGAAGTGATAAACAACAAATGAGCTATGTTCCTCAATGCACGGAGCATGTTTCATTTACCAGCATTGCCGCAAGTACAACAGCCGCGCCTGTTGATATTACGGTTCCCCCTGAGTGCATTGTGGAAAAAGTTGTTGTTATTGTAAAAACCAACTTTAACCAGCTTAACGTCGATTTAAGTATCGGCAGCAAAACTAGTGGGACTTTGTTTACACCAACTCCAATTGATGTAAACACGGCTACCAGTAACACCGAAGCGACACCCCAAGTTTATTGGGTTCCCGTATCCTCGCTACCGGATCGGACTGTTCGCTTTAGTCTAGCAAACGCAACGGCTGCCGCTGCAGCAGGCGCAGTCTACGCTTACGTTGTGTATCGTTTCCCTAAGAATGATACCCCAACCAGAGTAGTCTAAGACTACTAATCCAAGGGCCGTGCAAGCGGCCCTGCACTTTTAATAAAAATTTATGAATTACACATACGAACCTCGCCAAGCTTCAAGCTATTACAATAGTGGCACTGGACGCTATCAGACTGTCCAAGATCACCGCAATCTAGCGCCAGAATGGGACGGTAAGACCGAATCCATTCCACCAGGCTACGGAGTTATTCGTGTAGAGATGGGCCGTGAGCAATACGAAAATGATGCTGTGGGTGTTTCGGTCAATGGCTTTCAAGCTGTCATACCCCGTGGGTCTGCCAGAGTGGTTAGCGGTATTCATATTAATCGGCTACTGGAATGTCTAGTCACCGAGTACACGCAGACGCAATACTACAAGCCACCCGAAGGCTACCAACGACCTCGATTTCCGGTAAGTATTATTGTTCCAGTAAAAGACGCTCAAGGAACATTGATAGATTCTCGGACAGGCAGCGAGGTCAAAGCAGAGGCTAAAAGCGTAAAAGCTCCACGCAAGACCAGACATTCTTTAGAAGTAGGAGAGAATGAGCCTGACGCAAGCACAAATCCTGGATAGGGTTAGCACTCTACTCCAAGATGGAAGTTACACTGGAGGCACAGGCAAGCGCTGGCTACCCGCCGAGCTACGCCAATACCTTTATGATGCTCAGCATGAGTTTATTCGGCTGACAGAGTTTCCGATTGTTACCTCTAGCGTAACAATCGTGGAGGCTACTTCGACTTTTAATCGGCCAGCTACTCCTCCGCTGATGGATCTGACAAGAGTACGCATCAACAATACTTCTGTTGAGATTCCCATTCTTGCGCCGAATGTGCTTGACGAACACAATGTAGTGATGGGCCAGCTAGTAGACGCTAACTGGAGAGGTCAAACTGGCCCGATTCGCGCTATTATTCTGGAGCATATGTCGGCTCCAACCTTCGATGTTTACCCCACCCCGACTGCTACTGACCCGCTGTTTAGCTCTACGCTAGTTTCTCCTGTTCCAGTATTTGATGTCACAGGGGATAGTTCTACAGACATTCTGACCACAACTGCTGGAATCATTACCTCGATTACCGACACGGCCATTTTAAAGTTTGATGGCGTGATTGATCCGCCGAGGGATCGACTTCGTTACACAACTGCTCAAGGCGGAACAGGTCATGATGGCACTACCTACGGCGACTCAGAGACTCCGCTAATCAGCCCGATGTTCCACGAAGCACTAGTCTACGGTGTGGCAGAGCGAGCGTATCTAAAAGAAAATGAACTACGAAACATTGAAAAATCCTCGTTGTTTCGCCAAAGATTTCTGGAGCAAGTCGGTTACGCTAGGCGAACCGAGCCTCAACATTCACTGACTAGAAATCGTGGAATTAACAAAAAGAGAATGCGAGTTAGCTGGAGGTGGCGCTAATGGTTGATCTTGTTACTTCGCTAGGCCAGACGGTCACGGTTGAAACTCGTAAGATTATTGGCTCAGACCTAAGTACGGTTAGCACAGAGTT